GTTGCAGGTAAGGTGTTAACTAAACCTCTGGTGCAACGTGCAGCAGGTGCAGGCTTACAAGCAGGTATTGAAGCTGGATCAGAGTTTGTAGAGACTGGTAAGGTTGACCCAATTAAGGTAGGTGCTAGTGCTGCTGCTGGTGCAGCTATGCCTGGGTTTAATCGTGTTGGTAAAAGCTTGTTTGAAGCAGGTGAGAAGACTGCTCAAGCTGTATTGCCTAAACCAAAAGCTGCAACTGCTCCTTCAATGCCTCTTGAACCTCCTCCTGGTGCTACAGAAGGAGAGAAAGCTGTTTTCTTGCAGAAGGTTAAAGAGATTCAAAAGGAACGTGAGTCTAAGTCTCCTTTGGTTCAAACTGCTATTAAGAACAAAGAGACTGGTGAGATTGAACCTCTTGGTCCTAAACACAGTGAGAAGCGTAAAGCAGAAACTAAAGACACCCACGATCAAGGGTTCCTTACAGAAGATGGTCGCTTCTTAGATCGTAAGGAAGCTGTTGATCAGGCTAAGAATACTGGCCAGATCCCTAAAGATCACAAGCTTCAAATGCCTGAAGATGGTTTGCACAGTGGTGACTTACGTAGTGCTGGTGATGACCGCTTTAAACTGGCTGATGTTCCTGCTTCTATTGAAGGTATCCCTGTTACTACTGGCTTAGACAAAGTTCGTGCTGACGGATCTAGAGTTGGTGCTACTACTCGTCGTGATGCTGAAGGCAATCCCCTCCGTATTGATCTCAACATAGATCATTTGTACCAACAGTTTGAAGACAAACCTTGGACTCAACCAAAGGTAGAAGGTGTAGAACCTTTACCAGAGGATGCGTTTAAGACTCCTCAAGAGTGGATTGACTTTGTTATTCAACACGAAGCAGAACACGTTAAGACCCCTCGTGCAGAAGGTCAAGAAAAGGGTGCTTACGAAGATCAGACTAACAAAGCTGCTCTTAAAACATTAGCAGAAAAAAAGGCTAGCTCATCTGGTGAGCTACCCCCTGAGCCACCTAAAGAAGCTCCTGTAGATCGCACTAAAACTTCTCCTCGTGATGTTGCTAATGAGCAGGAGATGTATGACATTGCTGCAGACATCTATGCCAAACATGGTGAAGTAGATGCTGTTAAGTTCTTTGAAGGATTTAAAGAGTATCAAAAGTCTTGGTTAGAACCTATTAAAGAAACCGAAAAGTTTGTTGGTATGAATATCAACAACAAAATGGCTGATGCTCGTATCATCCACAACGAAGCTAAACGGATGGCTGAAGCTATCCCCGATGCTGCTCGTAGAGAAGCCATTGCAGAGGCTGTTGACAAAGGTGATCTCTCTGGTCTTAGCCCAGAAGAAGTTAAGGTTGCTGAGAAGTACCAAGAGCTTGTTAAAGCAATTGGTGAGAAAGCTGTTGAGAAGGGTGTCGTTAAAGGTCTGCTTGAAGACTACGTAACCCACATCATTGATTGGGCTGGTGCTCCCAAGGGTGCTCGTGAAGAGTTTATTCAAGCGTTACTAGGAACACCTAGTGAAGCTGGTGCTATGCGTGGCATGACCACCGAGTCTAAGTTTGGTAAGCAACGTGTCTTTAAAACTTTTGCTGACTTAGAAGCCTTTATCAATGAGGCTAACTCTCGTATTGCTGCTAAGGGTGATAGTCAGTGGCGCTTACAGATTAAGACTAAAGACATTGCAGAGATCTATAAAGAGTACGCAAGCTCAATGCAAAAAGCAATTGAGAACAAAACTCTTGTGGATAACTTAAAACAGGTTCGTAATGTCAACGGTGAGTCTCTGATACGTGAAGTAACTAAAGAGCAAGCTAAACCAGAAGGTTGGGAAATGATGGAGAGTCCCCAATTTGCTGGCTATGCCGTGCATCCTGACCTGGTTGCTCCATTGAAGTTTGTGTTTGACTCTGGTCCTGGTGACTTGATGAAAGCATTGGGGACTATCTCTCAAGCTGCTAAACGCATTAACGTTATCGGATCGTTCTTCCACGCTAAGTCTCTGTTAGAAGTTATCTCTAGTACAGGCATTCCTATTTGGACTCCTGCTAAAGAGTTAGCTCTTAGTGCTGGTGATAAGTTACTAGGAACAAAGAACGCTGCTATCACTAAAGCTCTTGATCAATTCCGTAACGGTGGTCTGGGTGACAGTACTGACAAGTGGATTCGAGAAGGTGGTCTTCAGTTAGAAATGCCTGAAGATGTATCTCAAGGTTTGCTTGCTGCAGGCGGTAAGTTTGCTGATCAAATGATTGCTAAGTTTGGTCCTCGTACTCGTATCCTTGAGAAGTCTTTGAGTGCTACTGAGAAGCTTACCCTTGGTTTGTTTGATAAGTTTACCTGGGACTACTTGCACACTGGTGGCAAGCTAATGGTTGCAGAAGGCTATTTAGAGAAGGCCCGTATCCAAGCTGCTAAAGAAGGTAAACCGTTTGATGAGACTAAAGCTCGTAAAGAGATCTCTAACTTTGTCAATGACTCCTTTGGTGGTTTAAATTGGTTTGAAGCTGCTACGTCTGCTCGTACTGAAATGGGTAAACGTATTGCTATGGCTGCATATAACCCTGCTGGTCGTAGAGCATTGCAATTAGCATTGTTTGCTCCTGACTGGACTATCTCAACTCTTCGTGCCTTTACTGCTGCTCTGCCTAAAGACCTCAACCCAACTAAGTGGCAACCTGTAGAAGGCATTAAAGGCATGATGGCTCCTACAACCAAAGCAGACTACGCTAGGTTGTATCAGTTCAAGACTGCTTTGACTTACTTCACTTTGTTGAATGCTATCAACATGATGACAGCTAATAGACCCATCTGGGAAAACAAAGATGCAACTCGCATTGAGTGGCCTGATGGTACGTCTATGCAAGCTATGAAGCACGCTATGGAACCGTATCACTGGATTGCTGATCCAGATAAAACCCTGTCTAACAAGTTAGGGTTTATACCTAAAGCTGCTATTGTTGGTATTGGTGGTTTAGAGTACGCATCTCCTGATGCCCCTAAGTTAGTTGACCGCAGTGCTGTTGGTAGATTAGAAGCTGTAGGTAAAATGGCTGTGCCTTTCCAAGTATCAGCAGCTAGTACTGCTCCTGAAGGAGAAGGTGCTAAGAGAGCGTTACTGGGAACATTAGGCTTTCCCATCTATGGTGGCACTGCCGAACAACGTAAACAACAAAGAGCCGAACGTGAGAAGCAACTTAAAGAAGCTGCTAAACGTTACAAAGAGAAGGCTAAGGAAAAAGGTTGGGATCAACAATGAAACTTCTAATCATTGACCAGTTTGACTGTGGCTTCTCTATGGACTTGGCTATCAAGTCTGCTGCCTATGGTCATGAAGTACGTGTGTACATGCGTAACAACTTTGATGGTAGCCGTTGTGAGAACGGCGATGGTATGGACTGTTTCAAGAAGGTAGCTGATTGGGAACCCAGTATGAACTGGGCTGACCTCATCTTTGTTACTGATAACAGTCGTTACATTCATAAGCTTGAAAGCTATCACCGTAAGGGCTACCCTATCTATGGTTGCAATGTAGAAGGTGCTCGTTGGGAACAGGATCGGGAGTACGGAGCTGCTGTTTTTGAGAGGGCTGGTATCCCAATTATTCCTACCATGAAGTTTTCTAAGTACGATGAAGCTATCTCTCACGTTCTTAGTAACAAAGACAAACGCTTTGTGTCTAAACCTATTGGTGACGGAGACAAGGCTCTTAGCTACTGCTCTAAAGACTGGCGAGACATGGTGTTCATGTTGAACAAGTGGAAGAAGAGCAATGCCTATGATGGCGACTTTGTTCTCCAAGAGTTCCACGCTGGATCTGAGATGGCTGTTGGTGGTTGGTTTGGTTTGGGTGGCTTCTCTAAACACTTCCTTGAGAACTGGGAGTTTAAGAAGCTAATGTCTGGTGACTACGGTCCTGCTACTGGTGAGCAAGGTACTGTTATGCGTTACACCCAGAAGTCTTTGTTGGCTGACAAGGTTCTTAAACCCCTTGAAGACTTTCTTCACGGCATTGGTTACTCTGGCTACATTGATGTCAACTGTATCATTGATAATAAGGGTAATCCCTGGCCTCTAGAGTTTACTACTCGTCCTGGTTGGCCTCTGTTTCAGATCCAACAAGCTCTTCACATTGGTGATCCTGTGCAGTGGATGCTTGACTCTCTTGATGGTAGAGATACTCTTAAGGTTAAAGAAGACATTGCTTGCGGTATTGTTGTATCTCAACCTGACTATCCCTATAGCAACGTTAAGAAGAAGGAGAACACTGGGTATCCTATCTTTGACTTGACTATGGAAGATGCTACTAAGAACATCCACCTGTCAGAAGTTAAGATGGGTTTTAGTCCTGGTAAGGACGGTAAGAACACCGAGCCTTGCTTGGTGACTGCTGGTTCTTATGTGTTGACTGTCTCTGGTGTCGGCAAGACTGTTGATGATGCTAAGTGCAAAGCATACGATACGTTCAAGAAGAAGATTCACATGATCAACTCTCCTATGGTACGAGATGACATTGGTGAGAAGCTTGAGAAGATGTTGCCTGAGCTGCAAAAGAACGGCTATTGCAAAGACGTTAAGTACAAGTAATCATGGCTAACAAACCTAATAGCAACACACCTATTCCACAGTCCCCTATTGGGGAAAACTTTCAGTGGAGAGATTGGTTCCAAAGACTTAGTAACCGAGTCTACGGATCGCTGTCTTCTCAGAACTCTGATGGAATAGCTGTTACTGGTGGTGCTATTGACAACACGGCTATTGGTTCTACTACCCCTTCTACGGGGTCTTTTACTAGCGTAAAGATTGCTGCTCCATTAGACATTGAGTACGGCGGTACTAATGGGTTTGCTACACCTAGAGCTGGTGCTGTAGCTTATGGTAATGGTGGTGCTTACGCTTTCACAAATGTCGGTACTTCTGGACAAGTACTGACATCTACTGGTAGCGGTGCTCCTGTTTGGACTACTGGTGGAGCTGGCCCAACGGGACCTGCGGGTCCGGCAGTTTACCTCGAAGCTGACTACCAAGAACAAGACATGTTCTTAGTACCAGGAAGTCAAGGACCACAAGGTAATACTGGCCCCACTGGTGCTACAGGACCACAGGGTATTCAAGGTCCGCAAGGCACTCAAGGTTTACCTGGAACTGCTGCAAACCCTATAGGTATTGACGGAGATCAGGGTGATGATGGTATGGTAATTCCTGGACCCCAAGGTCCCCAAGGAGTTACTGGGAACACTGGAGCACAGGGTGTTCCTGGTGTTGCAGTATTTGTTACCGATGGCTTAGACGGTGACGACGGACAACCAATACCAGGTCCCATTGGTGCTACAGGTTCTCAGGGCGTACAAGGTAATACGGGAGCACAGGGTCCTGCAGGTCCTGCTATCTATTTAGAAGCGGATTCTCAAGAGCCGGACATGTTCCTTGTTCAGGGTAACCAAGGTATACAAGGTTCTACTGGAAATACTGGTCCACAAGGACCACAGGGTCCCGCTGTTTACTTAGAAGCAGACTCACAAGATCCTGAAATGTTTCTAGTTCCAGGTAATCAGGGGATTCAAGGACCACAAGGAATTCAGGGCACACAAGGGACTCCAGGTATTTCAGTTCTTCCATTTGACGGTGAAGATGGACAAGACAGTATGCCCGTTCCTGGACCTCAAGGGATTCAGGGTCCTCAAGGAACACAAGGTGTTCAAGGTACTCAGGGATTACCTGGAGTTTCTGTATATTTTGAAGTTCCTGAACCCGATGAGCCTATGCTCACGGCCCCCACTGTTCCTGTTAATAGCTCTATTGCTTGGTCTGTACCTGTTACTAAGACTGCTAACTTTACTTTAGGTGTGTTTGACACTTATGTTATTAATAACAAATCTGGATCTACCTGCACGGTAACTCTTCCTGCAGCATCAGCTTATCCAGGTAGACCAATTAACTTTATAAATTACCAAGCATTTACACTTGTGTCTGCATCGAGCAACGTAGTTCCTGTAGGTGGTGGTGCAGCAGGTACGGCTATATTGGCTGCATCTGTTGGAGATGCTACGCTACTAGTATCTGACGGTACTAATTGGATTCAAATGAACTATGTTCCAAACAACTGTTTGCTGTTAAACTAAGTTTTCTGGGATAATACAATGACGCTAGTATTTTCCTACCTTAATTTTGCGTCTAGGAGTTTTTTAAATGGCAGCTAATAAAGTCTTTCGTTCGGGTCCAGTTGCCCTTACGACTACCCTGACAACCAACATTCTGAACAGTAACATCACGTCCTTGTCTGGACCTGTTGGCTACACTCAGACACAGCCTTACATCATCTTGCGTCACGTTCGTATTACCAACGTGACCTCTGGTGCTGTTACTTTTACTATGGCTATTGGTGCTTCAGGTGCTACACCCTCTTCGTCTAACGCCTTTATGGGTTTTGGTACGTCTATCCCTGCCAACAGCTATGTTGATTGGTATGGTATGGTTCGTCTTGACTCTACCGACTTTTTGGTTGGTGGTGCTTCGGCTGCTACGTCTTTGACGTTTGAAGCTGAAGGCGAAATTGGTCTTGCTTAATAGCTAATGCAGATCTCTGATGAAGCCCTACAGTTTGTAAAAGAAACTGTGGGGTTTAAAGCTCGCCCCTATAAGAACACTAGGGGTCAACTTTGCATAGGTTATAACCACGTTATAACTCTTGGGGATGGTGTTGCTAATAACGACATCATCAACGCCCATAAAGCAACAAGCCTCCTGTATGAAGACATACAGAAGGCTCTTGTTGGTGTAGATGTTCCTAAGAACATCACACAGGATGAGTTTGATACCCTAGTACTCAGTGAGTTGCTTTGGTAGCTACTTCTTGTTGCCAAGCTCGGTGAACCGACTTAAGAAGTTGTTCTAGATCTTGGATCTTTTCGTAAGCTTCAATAGCAAACTGTTCTAAGTTCTCCCTTTGCCAAAGGGTAAAGTCTGTACGTTGAAAACTCTTTTGTGGAATAGAGTCAGCGATATTCATTTCAGTCCTTAAAGTGTTGGTTAATAAAAGTTAACTATCTCTTCCTAGCTCGTGTTTCATTTGCATCCATTCTGGAGGGCATAGGCGCATCTGGTGGGGGTGTTACTATAGCCCATAGACGTATCCAGCGGTTGTTAATACGTGTCCAACTAATAATATAAGTATCAGGCATACGATTTATTGTTGTTGCTACTGACTTAGGTTTGAGGTCTAAGTCTCCAGCAATAGTCTTGACTGACATACCCCCCGTAAAT